CCCCGTCAAGCCGGAAGGCTCCGCGATCACCTACGACAACGCGCAGGAATCGTTCACTGCTCGTTACAACCACGAGACCGTGGCGATGGGCTTCTCCATCACCGAGGAAGCCATGGAGGACAACCTCTATGACTCCCTGTCGGCTCGCTACACCAAGGCGCTGGCTCGCGCCATGGCGTACACCAAGCAAGTGAAGGCTGCTTCGCTGCTGAACACGGGCTTCACCACGTTCCAGTCGGGCGACGGTGTGACCCTGTTCAACACGGCGCACCCGACCGTTGCTGGCGGCACCAACTCCAACCGCCCGTCGGTTGACGTTGACCTGAACGAGACTGCCCTCGAGCAGGCTGTGATCGACATCGCTGCGTTCAAGGACGAACGTGGCCTGCTGATCGCCGCTCGCCCGCGCAAGCTGATCGTTCCGCCGTCGCTGATGTTCGTGGCTACTCGCCTGCTGGAAACTGAGCTCCGCGTCGGCACCGCTGACAACGACCTCAACGCCCTCAAGTCGAACGGCTCGATTCCGCAAGGCTACCGTGTGAACCACTACCTCACGGACGCTGACGCTTGGTACATCACCACTGACATCCCGAATGGCATGAAGCACTTCGTGCGTACCGCGATGTCCACCTCGATGGACGGCGACTTCGACACCGGCAACGTCCGCTACAAGGCCCGCGAGCGCTACTCGTTCGGCGTGTCGGACCCGCTGGGCATGTACGGCTGCCCCGGGGCATAATTACGGTTGACACACCGTACAATCCGAAAGGATAATGAGGGGGCGGGGGTAAACCTCGCCCCTTTGCATTGGAGAATTAGATGAGACCATCAGACTGGGGATCGCGTGAGAAGCATCCGCTTTACGGGCTTTGGAACTGGCACAAGAACAAAAATAGGTACGGGATGGTCGAGGCGTGGTCCTCGGATTTCTGGACATTTGCGTCGAGTGTCGGAGACAGGCCTTCAGATAGGCACAGCCTGCGCCGCCTCAAACCGCATGAGCCGATTGGTCCTGACAACTTTGTGTGGTCTGAGAGGTATTTCGACGGAGACAGGGCGGCGTACATGCGCGAATACAGGAAAAGGCAGCCTGAGCGCGTCAGGAACACCACCCTGAAGAAGCACTTCGGAATCGATCTTAACGACTACAATGTAATGCTTTCGGCTCAAGGGGGCGTGTGTGCCATCTGCAGATGTGAGCAGAAAGGCAAAACGCACCTGTGCGTCGATCACTGTCACCGAACCGGGACCATCCGTGGGCTCCTGTGCCACAACTGCAATCGCGCCATCGGCCTACTAAAGGACGACCATGATGTCATCGTCAGGGCCGCAAGGTACCTACTGCTGTCGGAGGCCGAATAGAAAAGTTCATTGGAACTTTTTGCCCCATGATGTACACTGAGCGCAGGGTAACATCAGCCACGCAGACAGGACGCCCAACCTGACGATGCACAGACTGCGCGGCGAATCCTTGTGCAAGGGGTACTACCATGGCTTCCACAACTTTTTCGGGTCCCGTGACCTCGACCAACGGCTTCGTTGGCTCAGTCACTGGAAACATCACCGGAAACATCACCGGCAACGTCACCGGCAACGTCGCAGGCGACGTGACCGTTACCAGCTTCGTGAAGCTCACCGCCATTGCGACGGCTGCTCTGCCTGCCGCTGCCGCTGGCAACGCTGGTCAGGTTCGCCTCATCAACGACAACGGTGCTGGCAACAACGAGTTTTGCCTTGTCATCTCGACTGGCTCTGCTTGGGTCACTGCTGTCGGCGCAGCACTCAGCTAATAGGAGCACAGCATCATGGCTGGGACAGAGGTACGCAGTGGCCACCTGCACAGCAGTGGCTTCATCTTCAAGAACAGGGCTCGCGTTAAGGCGTTCGACGTTGTCGGCGGGAACGAGGGCGGCATGCTTGAAATCTGGGACACTGACGTCGCTCCCGTGGCTGCTACCTATGGGCGCAGCGGCGATGTCGTGACCGTGACCAAGAGCGCCCACGGACTTAAAACTGGTGACATCGTCGGCATTTCTTATGAAGAAGCCAGCGGTGTCATCGCAACCCCGGGAAACTATCCGATCACCGTCACTGGTACGGGCACATTCACCATCACGGACATCAACAGTGGGACCATCGCCACTAGCACTGTCTGCCGGTACGTCCGCAGCACCAAAAATGGAAACAACGCAGGGTGGCTTGCCACATACCACACCTCTGCGTCGGATATCTTCTTCAACGGGTTTTCCGTCCCCGGGGACGGCATGATGGCAAACATCGGCATTTACGTCTACGCCGATGGCCTGAACTCCATCAACATCTACTACGGATGATGAGATGGCCAAGTCACCAGCATGGACCCGCAAAGAAGGTAAGAACCCGAAAGGCGGGCTAAATGCCAAGGGCCGAGCCAGCTACAACAAGGCCAATCCCGGGAAACCGGGGTTGAAAGCCCCGCAGCCCGAGGGCGGCGCTCGCAGAGATAGCTTCTGCGCCCGCATGAAGGGCATGAAGAAGAAGCTCACGTCGGCCAAGACGGCCAATGACCCCAACAGCAGGATCAATAAAAGCCTGCGCGCATGGAAGTGCTGACATGCCACTGAACGCCAAGGGCAAGAAGATCAAGGCCGCGATGGCCAAACAGTATGGCAAGGAGGCCGGTGCTCGCGTCTTCTATGCCGCTGAAAACAAGGGCACCATCAAGGGTGTGAAAAAGGAGAAGAAAAAATGATGGGACGTATGGATATGGGCAAGCAGGTCGCGACAGCTCCGGCATCTCGCGCAGCTGGCATGCCCGGTGCAGAGCGCCGCATGGCAATGCAGGCCATGGCCAAGCCTGTTGTCCGCATGGGCAAGGGCGGCAAGGTTGGCCGCGGTGACGGCTGCTGCATGAAGGGCAAGACCAAAGGGAAGATGTACTGATGGCAAAAAAGCCCACGAAGGAGGAAGCTCCGGTTTTCACCCCGTGCAATCAGTGCGGCAACCCGGGTGACTGCGCCCGCGCAGCCAAGTGCTCGAAGGGGTTCAAGTAGCCATGGGTCGCACCAACGAGAAGCTGTGGGAGCAGTCCAAGGCGCAAGCCAAGGCCAAGATGGGTGGAAAGCACTCAGCTCGCGCAATGCAGCTCGCTGGTAAAATCTACAAAGAGAAGGGCGGCGGTTACTCTGGCGAGAAAACTGCCGCTCAGAAGTCCTTGTCGAAGTGGGGCAAGGAGGACTGGGGCACAAAGAGCGGCAAGCCGTCCGGCGAGACTGGAGAGCGGTATCTGCCCAAAAAGGCCCGTGACGCCCTGAGCCCTTCGGAGTATGCTGCCACCACCCGAGCCAAGCGCGAGGGGACCGCCAAGGGCAAACAGTTCGTGGCACAGCCAAAACGCATCGCGAAGAAGACCGCGAAATTCAGGGACTAAACCATGCCTGTCATCGTACCTGATCTGCCGGAACTCTTTGAGGAAGCCTTCGAGAGGGCTGGCCTCGAGATGAAATCAGGGTACGACCTGAAGACCGCACGTCGCAGCCTCAACATCATGACGTTGGAGTGGGCCAACCGCGGCCTCAACCTCTTCACCATTGAGTCGGGGACGCAGGTTCTGACGCCCGGTACGGCGACATATACCATGCCGACAGGCACCATTGACCTGATTGAGCATCAACTCCGTACCGGCACTGGTGCGAACCAGACCGACACGTTCCTAGAGCGCATCTCCGTATCGACCTATGCCCAGCAGACCAACAAGCTGATCACTGGCAGGCCGACTCAAATCTTTGTGCAGCGCCTCTCCACGTCCACGCAGGTGACGCTGTGGCCGGTGCCTGACGCGACCATGCCGTACACGCTGTTCTACTACCGTCTGAAGGGCATTGACGGCCTTGCCTCTGGTATCGGCTCAGACACGACGATGGTGCCTCCACGCTTCGTTCCTGCGCTTGTAGCGGGCCTTGCCTACTACATCGCGGCCAAGAAGCCTGCATCTCAGGGCATGATGCCTGCGCTGAAGCAGGAGTACGAAGAGCAGTTCGCCCTTGCAGCTGATGAGGACCGCGACCGCGGCTCTGTGTCGTTCGTGCCAATGAGCCCGTGGAGCTACTGATGGCTTATGCGAAGGGCAGCAAGGCGTTTGGGTTCTGCGACAGGACGGGTCGCAGGTATCCCCTTAGCGAACTTGTCTATGAGTACCAGAACGGCCAGCGCACGGGTTTCCGTGTTGGTCGTGACGTGCGTGACCCGGACCAGCCACAGAACTTCTTGGGCAAGGTCAAGGTGAATGACCCTCAGTCGCTGTACGACCCTCGCCCGGACACGGCCATTTTGGAATCGAATGCGCTGTGGGGGTGGAACCCCATTTGGAATCCCGCGCAGTACATGATATCGTCTGTCGGGAACGTCACCGTAACCACCACGGATGGAGAATAGCATGAAGCCCCCGAAAAGGTCGCCTCGCCCGAAGGCCAACCCGTTTACCCAGAACAAGCGCCCTCGCACCCGCAGCGACAAAGAGGCCGAAGATGAGGCTGATGCTGCAGCTGATCGCGCCATGAAGCACTCGCAGCCCCCGACGCTGGTGTACAAGGCCGCTGGCGGCAAGGTCAAAAAGATGGCCATGGGCGGCATGTGCCGCGGCATGGGGGCCGCTAAGAAGGGCGGCAGCTACAGCAAGGGCGGCTGATAGATGAACTACTCGGAGCTCTCTCAGGCGCTGCAGGATTATTTGGAGACTCAGGAAACGTCCTTTGTCTCCAATATCCCCAATTTTGTCCGACAGGCAGAGCAGCGCATTTATCGCTCGGTACAGATTCCAGAGCTCCGAAAGAACGTCACTGCGTCGACCACGTCTGGCAACCAGTACCTCGCCCGCCCGTCGGACTTCCTGTCCGTGTTCTCTCTTGCCGTCGTTAATGGGTCGGGGGACTACAGCTACCTGTACGACAAGGACGTCAACTTCATCCGTGAGGCTTACCCGTCCTCCTCTACCTCGGGCCTGCCAAAGTACTACGCGCAGTTCGACGGTGATCAGGTTGGGACTGAGGGCAACTTCATCCTCGGTCCCACGCCGAATGGAACATACACCGTTGAGCTTCACTATTACTACGACCCGCCATCCATCGTGGCGACCGGGACGTCGTGGCTTGGAACCAACGCGGAGGCAGCCCTTCTCTACGGCGCTCTTATTGAGGGCTATACGTACCTCAAGGGCGACGCGGACATGCTGAATCTCTACATGGACCGCTATGCCGAGGCCATGAGTCAGCTGTTCGGCATTGACGTTCGGTCGAAGCGCGATGACTACCGAGATGGCACTATGTCCGGGACGGCAGCCTGATGTTTGTTGGATCGGCAAATCCCGGCTCCGTCAGCGTCATGACCTCTTCAAATGGGGGTCATAGCCCTGAGCAGGTTGCCGAACTTTGCGTGGACAGGCTGATCAGCGTGTCTGAAAGCGCTCCACCGGAGATCGCGATTCAGGCTAGGGCATTCAGAGAGCAGATGCTGGCGGTCGTGCTCAATTATGTTAAGATGGCCGCAAGAGAGGACCGAGAGTCGGTCATAGCGAAACTCGAGCGGGTCGGCGCGACTGACGTGGCTCAGCAGATCAGGAGACTGTGAGATGGCATTCACCGGGAATTACATGTGCACCTCTTTCAAGGACCAAATCCTTGAGGCCGTGCACGACTTCCGATCCTCGGGAGGCGACGTCTTCAAGATCGCCCTCTACTCGAGCGCAGCGACTTTGGACGCTACCACCACTGCTTACACCTCAAGCAACGAGGTCGCAAACTCCGGTAGCTACTCGGCTGGCGGCGGGAACCTGACCAACGTCACCCCGACCACCTCGGGCACAACTGCGTTCACGGACTTCGACGACATTTCGTTCACGTCGGCAACCATCAACGCTCGTGGCGCTCTGATCTATAACTCGACCCCGACTCACACCTACACCAACCCTGCGGTGGCGGTGCTGGACTTTGGCGGCGACAAGATTTCCACGTCGGGTACCTTCACCATCCAGTTCCCCACGGCGGACG